GCAAGTATTTTTTCTATTCAGAAACTTGCAGATGGAAATACTATTTTTAAAGGCATGGCTGCAGACACAAACATTGAAAATGTTTTTTGGTGTGCACATGATCAAATTGCATCAACAACAAAATCAGATACAAAAGATTGTGTTATCTGTGGAACAAGAATGAATTCAATCGGATGGATTGAAAGTTCTGAAACAGAAAAAGCAACATCAATCCAAAAAGTAATTGATTCTTATTTAAAGAAAGATGATGCTCCAGGTCCAGATCACGCAGCTACAACTAGAGAAGGGGATGCAGGAGTTGTTGATTCAAATTCAACTATCAATTTATATCCTGATCAAAACCCTAAAGAGAAGTTTTTGTTCAATGATGGAACAAAAATAAATAAGAGTGATGCAGATGCTTCACTCAGTAAAGGAGGTAATAACATGACAGATGAAACAAATAACCCTGTTGAAGAAGTTACAGAAGCTCCAGCAGAGGTAACAGAAGCAGCAGAGCAAGCAACAGAAGCTCCAGCAGCAGAAGCATCAGAGGATGCGGTAGAAAAATCCGTCACACTCGCAGATTCAACCGAATCTTTTGCAAAGATGTTGACAGAACTGCGTAGCCTCTTTGGTGAAGCACTAGATAAGAATTCTGCAGATGTCGAAGAAAAGATTGCAAAATCTGTGGACACAGTAGATGCAGCACGTTCAGAAATGACAGGTGCAGTAGAAGACATCAAAAAAGAACTTAGTGGTATTGTTAACAATATTGCTGATTTCTTCAAGAGAATTGAATCTCTTGAAAAGCGTTTTGAGTCTTACGAAAGCGACACTGCAGTAAAGAAGTCAGTTGGTGAGGTAGACAGTGCACCAAAGGACGCAAAACTCCAAAAGAGTATTTGGCAAGGATCCTTCCTCGGAGTCCAAAACCTATAAAAAAATCAACAAAAATAAAGGTGGTGAAATAAAATAATGAGCAATGAACTTTTACAAAAAGTAATTGATACAACAAATCTTGGAACTACTCCAAATCCTAATCTTTCTGGTGATGGCGTAACTGGTTCAGGTACAGGTCTCCTATACCCAGATCAGGCTAATCGTTTCCTTGATTACATGTGGGATGCAACAATTCTCGCAAAGGCAGCTCGTACAATCCGTATGCGTTCAAATACAACAGAAATTGATCGTGTATCAGTTGGACAGCGTCTAATGACAGTTGCAGCTGAAGAAACTCCTCGTGATTATGCACAAGGTATTGATACAGCAGGAACTGCAGCAGGAGCAACATTCTCAAAGATCTCTTTGACAACTCGTAAGCTTCGTCTTGATTGGGAACTTTCAGCAGAATCTCTAGAAGATAATATTGAAGGACCAGATCTAGAAGATCACATTGCACGTCTGATGGCAACACAGGCTGGTAATGATATTGAAGATGTTCTTATTAATGGAAAGGGTAGCGGTAGCGGACTTATGTCAGCTTTCGCTGGTTTCCGTGCACAAGCTCTTGCTAATGCACACGTTGTTGATGGTAACGGACAAGGATTGGATAAGGCTGTATTCAATACAGCAATCAAGACAATGCCTCGTAAGTACAAGCAACGTCGCAATCAGCTTCGCTTCTTCGTAGGATCAAACCTCGTACAGGATTATCTATATAATCTTACAGCGAATGCAGGTTCAGTTAATCCATGGGATATCGCTTCTGGCGTAATCCGTGGTGACGTAGCAGCTAACGAAGGTGGTCCTGGTTCAACAACTCCATTTGCGTTCGGTATTCCAGTAATCAACGTTCCGTTGATGGATGAAACACGTGACTCTGCAGGCCGTGCAATCGGTGATTCAGGTTACGATGCTACATCAGGTCTCTTTGGTGATGTCCATTTGACATTCCCTCAGAACTTCATCGTTGGTATCAAGCGTGATGTTGTAGTTTATCGTTTGTTCGTGCCAAAGAAGGATACAATTGAGTATACTCTATTTATCCGTGTTGGCTGTGCATTCGAAAATTATGACGCACATGTTATCGTAAAGAATGTTAAGGTATCAGGCACAAGCTTCGGTACATTCGGTTCTGTAACCCATGGTGCTTTGGTATCTAATCCAAACACTGGTTCAAAAGGAACATTCTAATTTAACCTTAAAGGTGCTATGTAAGGGGGGCAGAATATGCTCCCCTT